AATAAAAACTATGGCTATTATATCAGAAAAAATCGAAGGTACCCTAATTGAGGTAAAAATTAACTCGTCTAACCTAAAGTCTGCATCGTATGACACCGAAAAGGAAATCATGACAGTAGCATTTAATTCCGGTGGTATTTATGAATACAGTAAAGTACCTTGGAATAAGTTTACTAAGTTTAGATTATCCGAATCTCAAGGGAAATATTTTAATGAAAATATTGCAAAAACCCACAAGCACACTAAACTATCATGAGTTTATTTGAAGAATTGATTGAGGATAGACAAGAGGATGAGAAGATTGTAAAATCATTCGAACCCAAAGATTCACTTTCCAACCAGATATTTGAAGGTTCGGACGGTGAGTTTTCCATGCGTGGTGATATTCGAAAAAGTCTATTAAAGATTAGTGACGATTTTATCGAGACATTAGGGGTTGATTTTTTCATACATGATATTGTTTTAACAGGTTCTTTATCGAACTATAATTGGTCACAATTCTCAGATGTTGATTTACATATATTGATTGATTTTGAGGAATCAAAATACCCTGCAACATTATTGAAAGAATTTTTTGATGCAAAGAAGAATGTTTGGAATGAAAAACATGACATCAAAATTAAGGGGTATGATGTTGAAATCTATGTTCAAGACGTAAATGAACCCCACGTTTCGTCAGGGGTTTATTCAATCCTACATAATAAATGGGAGATTGAACCTAAGGAGGAGTCTCCTAATATCGATGATAGGATGATTATTCAAAAGGGTGAAGAATACATGAGAATTATTGATAAATTAGTAAAAGAAGGTAACAAAAAAGATGTTTTACTAAAGATTGAGGAATTAAGAAAAAAAATAAAAACGTTCAGACAAAGTGGTTTGGAACAGGGTGGTGAGTATTCTTATGAGAACCTAACCTTTAAATTACTGAGAAGAAATGGATACATCGAAAAATTATTAAAGCTAAAAACGGACATAACAGACAAGAAATTGTCCATAACACAATAACTATACTCATTTTTTTCCCTATATCAATGTATTTATAGGATAAGAATAAGTATACCTTAATATCAACAAAATGGCAGATTTAAAACCTATTGGTAGTGAAAAGTTAACTGGTGATGAGAAATTGAAAAGAATTCTCGAACTAACTTACTACAATGAAAAAAATAAAAAGTCCTCATCGGCTAAACCTGAATTGGTGAAAGAATCTAAATCAGGGTCTTTTTACGGTATCGTCAAAGAAAGAGACGTGTACTATGTAAAAAGTGGCGTGAACGAATCATCTTTAGATTATATCGGTGGTATGTTTATGAAGAATAAAAATAAATTTAGTTCATATGGTGAAGCCCTTAAGAGATTAGAACTCATTAAAGGTCAAGACGAATTACAGGAAGCGACCAAATATGTTTTAAAACAAAATAAGCCTCAACAAGAGGCACCTGCACCTGCATCATCTATGGATGATGCACCCCCATCTGATGTTCCAACATCAGTTCCATCTGATGATTTTGGTACGGGAGGGGGTGATGATTTCACATCAAATGCCGCACCAACCGATGAGCCATCTTTGGAAGAACCTTCTTCTGACGAAATAGGTGGCGATACTGAAAGTAAAAGATCAGATTACATGGCGGAAGTTCAAAAATACGCAGGTAAATTAGGTCAAGAATTAAGAGACTTACACGATAAGATGGAAAGTGATGATATTAAGTATGTTCTTAATATGGTTATATCGGCTGTTGATTTGGATAAGTTAGACCTTGATGATATTGAAGAGATTGCGAAAAAATTTGAACGTGACGAGGAAGACGGAGATGTAGATTTTGGTGGTGATACTGAAACAGAACCATCTGCGGAAGATGAAGTACCTTCAGAAGAACCTAAACCTGAATCTGATATTGATGAATATGATTCAATGTCGGCATTAGAGTCATTTATTGATTCACCTGTTGATTTAGGTGACGAATCTAATGATGAGGTTGATTTATCAAAATATGCAGTAACAGACGGTGATAATGAGGAAGATGTACAAGAATTAGATTTAGACGAGATTAAAAATGAAATTAATAGAAGTGTTGGTGAAACACTAATGAAATATTTCAAATAAAATGATTCTTATCTATATCAACGAAATTGGTGATGACTATAAAGGTCAAAAACAATATGAATTCATTTTTAGTGAATCCGTTGAAATTGATATGGACGAATGGTTTGTAATACCCGCTTCATCAACATCTTTACCTAAATCACCTGAAATTCAATACGTTGACTTAGTTGGTTTATTAAAAAATACCGATTTAAAGTTAGAATTAGTTCAGGACTCCGATTATTTCGGAGTTATTGATGCGGTAGATGGTGTGATTTCCTTAGGATGGGAAAAATTTGATGTTAACTCAGAATCTGAGCGTTTATCTTTTAGATTTGGGGAGTTAATTGAAACGGTTTCTAAAAAACTAAAATTAAGAAACTATCACTTATTAAAAGAAGAAATAAAATTTAAAGAATTATGAAAAGGTCAGAATTAGTTGATAAATTAATCAAAGAAGGGATGTCAGCAAAGACATTGGTTAGGTTTACGGATAAACAACTTTTAGAGTTATCTGAAAGATTGTTAGGTGAGGCTAATCAAAAAGGTAATGTTGTTATGCCTAAGGGAACATCTAATCCTGCTGACGTTAAAAAATTATTAGACCAAGGTCTTAATGTTGAATTGAGAGAGAAGAAAAAAGAGGTTGGGGAGGAATTAAAAGGTGGACAAAAGAAATTAGATAAAAATCACAATGGAAAAATTGATGGTCAAGATTTTAAAATATTAAAAGGACAGAAGAAAGAAGTAAAAGTAGAAAAGAAATGTAAAAAATGTGATTGTGTAGAATCAAAATGTAAATGTAAAAAATCTGAAAATTGGAAAAACGTTAAAAAAGAGAGTATCGAAACTAAAAAATGGGTAAACAAACTTGCTGAAGAAAAATTTCATAGTTTTACATCAAAAAACGAAATTATGGAATTAATTCAATCAAAATTGACCGAATCTGAAGTTATGGAACCACAACATGGTAGTAATGTAAAAAAGGGACGCAACGGTGTACCTGAGTTTATGTCTTACGATATGATTGCAAATGATGGTGACACTAAAACTGCACCAGCAAAACCTACAACCAAGCCGGGTACAAAACCTGGTACTACACCATCAAAACCAAAAACTCCGTACCAACCAGGACCTGGACCAAAACATAAACCTAAGGCATTCGCAGAAGAAAAGAAATATTCAAATGAATAGTTTGACAAAACAAAAACTTTTAGGTATTATTAAGGAAAACCTTAATGAGATGCCAATGGATTTTGATACCCAAGATAGACCGAGTACGGATATTACCAACAAGTTGGCAACCGGAGATACTCCGTTAAAAAAAGTTCCACTACCTAAGACGGGAGAAGAACCTAATAAAAATTTTCAAGAACTATTAGCGTCCGAACGATATAAACAAGTTGTTCAAAGAGTTAGACAATATACTGGTGTTGACACAACAATGGTTGGTGAACGTGGTATGGGTGAATTAACTCAAATGATGATGGCAGCACATAATGGAATCGTTGCGACAGAAAGAGAACATAGAGAGGCTTTAGAGCAATTAGCAATTGAATTGGTAATAAAAGAAATGGGTATTCCTGAAGGTGCGGTACAATTCGACGCAAAGATTGTCGGTATGGGTGAGGTTGATACACAAGATTTTGAAAGAGAAGAAGGAAATCAACAGAATATGGATGAAGTTGACATTGAAGAAGATTTAATGGTAGACTTAGAAAGTTTAGATTTAGAAAGAGCAAAAAGAAGATTAATTAACAGTATGATACAAGGAGCGTCTAAAAGAGGTCACTACATGTATCATTATGTTTCAGAAAAAATACAAGAAATTACAGGGTCTCAAAGTTTAATAAATCAATATGGTGTTTTAATGTCAATTAACGACACATTATATTGGCAATTAAGTGACCAAACAATGCAAATGATGATGGGTGGTGGAGAAGGTGGAGGATCAGTTGGAGGTAAGGAGGAAGTTGAAAGAGATACTGAACCACCAACAATTAAAGCAAGAGCAATCAATTTTCCAATTTTAGTTCATGAGTTGATTAAAGGTATGATGGAATTATTCTCACACCAAGGTGAACCCGAGGATAAAGAGATGTTCCAACAAGTAATGCAACATGAAGATACCTTAGAAAAGGAAATGTGGGATTTAAGATTAGGTCCAGCAATTTGGGACAGAATTAGAGCTCAATATCCTGAAGAGGTTTTAACAGATGAAAATAAAGCAGAATTACAAAATTATTTATTAGTTGAGATTTTTAAACTACCAGCAAAAAAATTCTTAATATTAATGAAAGAAGTGATGTCTAGTTCTGAATCTGGAAAACGATTATTACAAGAGATTGTTGATGGTATCGTTTTAATGTTAAATGACCAAGAATACCAAGAAGCCATTAACATTTTTAATGATGATTTAGATTCAGTAGAAGATAATACTGACGATGGAGATTTTGATGATTTCTTAGGTAGTTTGGGAATACGAAGACCTGAGGATGATGAAGATTAATAAGAAAGGTGGTTTAACCCACCTTTTTCTATTTATATAGTATATGAATTCGAAAATAGAACAATTAAAAGAGTACGCGAAGATTATTAAGGATGCACCATATGCGTTAAAAACATATCTGCAAACCTATGATAATACTCAAAAAAAATATGTACCGTTAGAGTTATTTCCTGACCAAGTTCAATTGATTCAAGATTATGAAAACTATAATGAAAACATAACTAGAAAATATAGACAGGCTGGTGTCACAACTGTTACCGCTGCGTGGATTTCTAAAAAATTACAAACAGCGAAAGAAAATGAACCTGAAAGAGTTCTTCTTATTGCTAACAAACGTGATACTGCGGTTGAGATGGCGAATAAAGTTAGACACTTTATTGAGCAATGGCCCGAGTGGATTAATGTTGGATTCTCACCTGACAAAAACTCAGAAAGTAGATTTAGATTAAACAATGGTTGTGAAGTTAAAGCGGTAGCAACATCTGCAGATGCGTTACGTGGTTATACTCCTACCATACTTGTATTTGATGAGGCCGCTTACATTGAAGCTGGTGATGATTTTTGGGCAGCATCTATGGCATCTCTATCAACAGGTGGTAAGATTATTCTTATCTCCACGCCAAATGGTTATGACCCTATCTATTACGGTGTTTACGACCAAGCATTACGTGGAATCAATGATTTCCATATAACAAATTTAAGGTGGTTTAATGACCCTCGTTATACCAAAGATTTACGTTGGGTTAAGTGTCAAGACATCTGTCATTACATGTTGAATAGAGAACAGTACAATGATAACGAAGTTGTTATGTATGATTTTGATACTGAAAAGTATCAAGAATATCACGAACAAGGTTATAAACCGTTTTCGTCTTGGTTTGAATCAATGTCTAAGAAATTTAAATATGATAGACGTAAGATTGCACAGGAATTGGAATGTGACTTCTTAGGTTCGGGTGACGGTGTAATTCCTGGAGAACTTCAAGAAAGTATCGCCAAGAATATGATTAGACAACCCATAGAGAAATACATGCAAGCCACTTTTTGGCAATGGAAAGAGCCTGTAGTTGGTCATCGTTACATTATGGGGGTGGATGTTAGTAGAGGAGATAGTGAGGACTTTTCATCTATCAATATTGTTGATTTTGATGATAGAGAACAAGTGGTAGAATATATTGGTAAAATTCCTCCTGATGATTTAGCATCAGTTGCGTATAAGTGGGGAATTTTATATGGTAATGCTTTTATAGTAATAGATATTACCGGAGGTATGGGTATTGCAACCTCAAGGAAGTTACAAGAAATGCAATATAAAAACTTATACATTGAGGGAGTAAACACCCAAAACATTTGGGATTATAACGCTAAGGCTTTGGAAAAAATACCTGGTCTTAATTTTAATAATAAAAGAACACAAATTGTTGCCGCATTTGAAGAACAGGTTAGAAAGGGATTTGCAATTAGGTCAAGTAGGTTATTAAATGAACTTAACACATTTGTTTATATTAATGGTAGACCTGATCACATGAAAGGTGCTCATGATGACTCAATTATGAGTATGTCAATGGCATTATATGCTGGTGACATATGTTTCAATCAATTAGAGAGGAATGAAGCTAAGAATAAAGCAATGTTAGATTCTTGGGTGTTATCGGAAAGAACATACGAACCAAACAAATCATTCTACTCATATGGTGGTAGTTTTGACCAAATTGGGTCCATGGGAATGGACAATCCGATACACAGACAAAATAATATGATGAATGCACCAAAGGAGGCTTACGCCGAATATTCATGGTTATTTAGTAAAAGAAAATAAACTACTATTTTTAAATAAAAAAGTTTATATTGTAAAGAAAACTATTTATATACAATGGCAGACCAAAATTTAACCGTATTTCAGAAATTAACAAGAATGTTTGGATTTCCAGGTCAATCAAAACCTGAGGATACACCGTCTTTTAATTTTAATAAAGACGAACTTTTAAAGACGGACAATAGAGAAGAGTTTGAGAAGGCAATGTTGCAGGCTCAACAAAGTTCTTATATTGCCGATAAGTTTACCAAATTAGACCAATCTCTATACAATCAATCGGTTTACTACGAAGCAAATAGACTTGCAGCGTATTACGATTATGAATCTATGGAATTCACTCCTGAAATTTCAGCGGCATTAGACATATATTCTGAAGAGTCAACAACACTTTCTGAAAAGGGACAAATGTTGACCATATATTCTGAATCAGATAGA